CGTTGCCTTCTTTGGCGGCATCTTGAGCTTGAGCAAGTTTATTTAAAACCGAGCTTAAATCTTCAGCCTTACCAGCGCCAAGCATCAACGCTTTTTCAGTTGCCAGCAAGGATTCGACAGTAATGTCAAAGCCTTCTGAAATGTCTGTAATGTCAGCGGATCGCTTCAGCGCATTGACGATTACAACGCCAGCGGCAGCGGCAGCAACACCAATTTTTGTAAAAGCCGCAGCCATATCATCGGCAGCTTGTTTATTGCGCCGAGCCATTTCTTTTTGCTGCTGCTCAAACTCTTTGGATTTTTTTGTGGCCTCATCCAGCCCTTGTTTAAATTCGGCTGTATTGATTCCCAAAACAACGCCAAGCCGCGCAATGATACTCATCTTATTTGCCCTTCAGTTTTCTTGCCCGATAAGCGTTTAACGTAAACGCCAGCGCAGATTCAAGCCGCCGCAAAACTAATTTTTGATTGCCTTCCAAAGCCGGGCGCAGGAAAGGTTGCCCCGCTTTGTTTGCCGTTCCAAATTCTTCGCCCAAAGAAACCGCGCTTTGCCTTACAGAAACAATCCCGATCACTGCGTCATCTTTGTCAACGTATGAGCTTTTTTTGTCGCGAGCATTTGGTATCCTAGAATCAACGCGAATACTTTGGCGCATGGTTCCGGTATTTGCTCTAGCCAATTGTTTAGCAACTGGCACAATTGCTTCCATTGATACTTTGGCAGACTTAGTTAAAACGTTTCGCGTTGTTTCTCGATAACCAAAATCTTCCCCCATCTGAACTAACAGAGCCTCAAAATCATCAAAGCCTTCAGTAACAGATTCATTCATTATTAAATCGCCCTTCGGAACCCGGCATCATCTGCATAAACGCCAGCAATTTTTTATTTGCCGCATCTGCTTTTTGTTCATCCGTCATCGGACGATAAACGTAATCATAAGCCAAACCGATAATATCTTGTAATGAATATGCACCAGCATTTTGGCTGCGGATGTAATTAAATACGCCAGTCGTTAAAAGACCGAGCGTATTTAATATAACCTTGTTGCCTATAAAACCATCGTTCAATGCAACTGAAACTAATTGAAAATCATCCTCGCTCATTGCATCCGGGTTTGATCCATGCGCCAGCAAATATGCTCTGGTTTGCAGACGCAATGAGCGTGTCAGTTTTTTCGCGTTTCCTCATATCCCGGCGAAATAACTTCCGCAATTTTTTTTGATATATCCAACTGAACAGAAAACGGAAATTCACTTTCCACATCTTCGTAAGTCAAGCCAGACAAATCTGCGCCATCAACAACCGGCACAAGCAGTTTAAACATTTCGACAATTCGCGCATTTGTTTGCGCTGCAACTTTTGCCAATTCTTTTATAGACTTGTCATTAATAAAAACATCATCATCAGTGAACTTAATTTCTTCATTATCAAAAGAATCTTTTTTTTCCAGCAGCGGATCAACCATCTTTTTATATTGATCTTCCCATGCTGCATTTTTAACGCGCTCATTCATCGCTTCCATTTCGGACGAAAGCGGAACACGAACGCGCAATGCCTGACCCGCCATTGTGAATTCACGAATGCGGATATTGTTGCTGTTAATCTTTAGGGATTCTGAGAGTTTCATGTCTTATCCTTTTTTGATAATGCCGTTGTAAATTTCATTGTTTAAAGAAACAACGTAATTCACAATCTCTTGTGGTGTCATCTTGTCGGCATGATTGGCAGCAATAGAATGTGCCAAAGCAATACCAGTGATTTTTTGCTGTGGAAAACCGAACCAGCTTTTCGGTGCATTAAGCGATTCGCGGAGCAAATACCCCAACAAATCGTTATTGGTTTTAATATTTTCTGTCATATATTTTAATGTAAAAACGGCCCCTTTCGAGGCCGGTTTGTTTTAGCTGTTTGACCAACCGTATTGATTGCCGCGAGGGTGAACCGTGAAAACGCATTTCGCTTCTGCGCCGGGATCGGCTTGAATTTGAAATTGCGATACGCGACCATTGAACGCATAAGCCACAGTGTTTGCGCCAGCAGTTGCAGTGACAACAAACGTGCGATCAATCACGCCGGATTCGGAATCATCACGGATCAGCAGAAGCGCAGCGTCCGAAGGATTCCATGCGGCAGTAACAGACAGCGAAGTCGGAGCCGACTGCACCGGAATTTTGTCAGACTGGCGCGAACCAGCGACAGAGTAATTTACTACTGCGTCATCCTGACCAAAGGCCGGAACGGATTCCACCGGAACCAGAACGCCGCCAGTGCCCGTGCCGTTTGCAGCAGTGCCAACAATATCTTCAACTTCCGAAGCCCACACAGCCAGATTTGCAATGCTCAGTGGTGTCGGGGTTGCGCCTGTCTGCATCCAGAGTGCCGCGCTAAAGCCGGGTAAAACTTGATTTGGGAGTGCCATTTTTAATTCCTCGAAAAAGTTAAAAAGTCTATTTTATGCGGGAATGTCCATTGTGCAATCAAGGTAAATGGCATGCAACCCAATATCATTATCGAACGTATTGTAAAGCCACGCAATGTCGATCTTGGAAACATAAAAACCGCTTACCCCACCAAACTGCCCACTGTATCCGTGCAATGCCTGTATTATCGTGTTTGCTATATCAAAGCCTTCTTGCAACGTACCGCTGTAAATATTTGTTTGGAACACCGGACGATCAATACCTTTGACCGATTGCGTTGTGCCTGTGTAAACATCTTGATGCACGTTCCGCAAATTCCACGTTATAAACTTTGGCTGCGTTGCATAGTTTCGATTAAATGATGCGTAAACCGGAACAGGCGAAGCAGTCGCAGTCAATTGTGCTTGAATCGCCAGCGCATAATTACTAGGGTTATTTTGTGTTGCCATGATTAAACCTTAGTCGCTGGATCGTTTCGATAACACAAGAACGTTACATGTTGCCGGTCATTCGAAGTTTGTGCGCTATCAATACGCCAATCCAAATTTTCCCACTTTACCGAATACAAATTCTGATCGTCATACATCAGCTTTGTAAATGGTGTGTAATTAAACGTGAAGTTAATCAAGCCCGAATAAACACGATATTTGTCAGTAATAGCCAGACTGTTTTTTACCTCATGCACTTCAGGCCTACTTGTAAACTTCAGCGTTTTTGTGGTTACATTGTCCCCATAAGCGGACGTTGTAAACGCCAGTTCGTACACTTCGACATTTTCATAACGCTTCATCGTTACATTACCAGCGGCTTATATGGCCGCAGCAGAGTATCAACGCCATACGGAATAGGTGCGCTTTGCCCCACTGTATCGCCAACCGCAGAACGGCTGTTATACAAATGAGTAAACAACAAAAGCCCCGCCTGTTTAATCACTGGATAATTCCCCAATGGCGAAGCCGCCAAAGTGTAGGTGACGATTACCGGCGAAGTCATTGCAGTATTAATATCGGATGCCAACTGATTAACAATTACCTTTTGCCCTGTTGGATCAAAGTAATAATCAGATGCTGGCAGCGTAGTTAATACCGATGGCGAAGCATTGTTGTAATACTGCACCGAATTAATCGTCACGCCACCCTGAGACGTTTCAGGCAAATCAAGCGACAACGGAGAACCGTATAACGATGCCAGCCCGTAATACACTTTGTATTGCACCGAAGTAATCGAGCAACCCAAGTAATCCTCAATCGCCATTCTGACCGCCAATTCCAAAGCGGTTAGATATGTGTCTTGACTGGTATCAGAAAACAGATTTATCTGATTGCGAATTTCAGTCAGCGTCAGCCAAGCAGTCGAAACATTACGATTGGTCTGTTCAAACCAATCATAGTTAAACGGGTTCCGCGATGGCGCGAGAACCGTATAACCGAGATTCGCTTCTTGTACTGGCATGATTAAGTCGCAATCAGACGGACACCTGCGAACACATCCCGAACAGTGCTAACCATACGCTTTTGCGCGAACAGCGTAATAAAGCCGGGAGCCGTTTGTTCCATTGCCTGAATGTCCATTTCTTGAACATCGGCGATTGTCATGAACCGAGGCCAGTTTGCAAGGTAGATCGAAATCTTGCCAACGCCATCCCACGGATCAAGATAAGGGTTCGGAATCACGGGCCAGCCAAATACATTAACCACCGAGCCGCCATCACTATCGCCCACCTCGACAAAATACGGAACATTGCCAGCAGTCAACGCTTGCGTCAAAACATCAATCGCAGTCGGATGCATCATCCATGCTGTGCCGGGAAGCGACCAATACTGACCCGGCAATGCCTTACGCATTTCGGACAATGTATTTTTATTCAGACCAGCAACAGTGCTGCCAAGCGTTGCGATGGTGTGCCGACCATTGGTAATTGCTGTGCCGCTTGTACCAAATGCCGCAGCCGCACCAGCCGCGCCGGGATAAC